GGCTCTAATTTGTGGTCGATTTACCACACCGCTATAATTACTCATATTTTACCATCCTTTATTCTAAATTTTCGGTACTCAATGCTTCGACATAAAGTTCACGCATTAATGTTTTAAGTTTGTTTATGTCTGAAATATTTAGGCCTTGCGAATCAATGAATGAAGAAAGAATTGTCATAGTATCTTGCGCTTGGTCAATAATATCACTATCAGTTTCTTCATTCGATGCAGTAAAGTCTTCAACAATCGTAACATCTACAGGACCAAACTTATAAATCTCATCTATCAACTTTTCAAATAGATAAGGATCCTGTTTATTCAAAACAACAACTTTCACATAAGCATTTGCATACTTAGAAAAATCTAAGTCTTTCAAATCTTCAATCTTTAATTGATTATCATCATAATTTATCTTATAGAACATTCGATGAGGATTCTCTACGAATGTTGTTTTCATTGTTTCGGTATCTAAAATACCAAAATGCTTTTTATCTTTGTAGTCATTCCAAAACAATTCATATGGCGCACCAACATACGTGATGTTGTCGTGCTGTGATGGTGTATGATAGTGTCCGCTGTATACATGATTATAGTTGCTTAGAAACTTATAGTCAAGTCCTTCATGGCTATCTACACCACGGAACAATGGGAAGCCAGCAAGTTCAAAGTGACCCATGCATAACGGAGAAGATGTGTTCTTTACAAACTCATAAATTTCTTCTTCATTGCTTTTGCAAATCCATGGTATCATATCGATTTTGATTCCATCAATTTCAATCGTGCCAGGTTTCTGCCATAGCACAATGTTATGATAGTCTCTCAACAACAAGTCTGGAGAATTAACTTCAAGACTTTCTTTCCAAAAGATATCGTGATTGCCAATCAATGCATGAAGAGTAATGCCTTCTTCAACGCATCTGTCAAAGAAGTATCTGCGACTTTCCATCAGCGAATGAAAGTTGATGTACTTGCGTCTATCAAATAAATCACCGAGTTGAATGATTGTTCTTACGCCACGATGTTTTAGTTCTGGAAAGAATGTTTCATTATAAAATTTTTCATAGTAAGCATGAAACGCTTTGGAATCATTTCTGACACCAAAGTGCGTATCACCTAGTAGACATATTCTCATACTTGCGTTGCCCTTGCTTCTTCATTGTTGTACCTAAAGACTTGTCGATTATAGCACGAATCTCAGTCAAATGCAAGACGGCAGTTTCTTTGAGATTTTGTGGTGATCTTTTGTCGTTAACAATCTTTAGCCAGTTTTCAAGTTGGGCTGGTATTGGTGTCTGCATCATCGTTCTCCAAAAATTCATCAAATACAGTTTTTTTCTTTTTCTTCCTAGGCTTGGCTGCGGCAACTTTCTTTTCTTTGTTTGCTTCAAATGCATTAATGAAATCGCTAATGAATTCTTCGCTGTATGCATCATGTAGCACACCATTAAGTCCAGCAGTCACATACTCTTCGCCATTGTTTTCAACAAGCGCAGAAATAATAAGATTGTCCATGCTCTTATATTTTATGTATAAATGTTTTTTCTCTTTTTGAATTCTTCGCAAGAATGCATAGTAAATGATTTGAGTGAAGTATGCAAATGGATTTTTAGACTTCTCTGGATCAAAGTTATCAATGTACAGTAGACAATTTTCAATACCATCAGATACCATATCTTCTTTGAATGTATAGTTTGCAAAGTTTGGTTTACGTGCCAAGTGCGTTGCAATTTTAAACAAGCATTCACCAATGTACTCGGGTACTCTTGGGCGTTCGCCGTTTGTTGCTTCTGCTTCTTTAACAGCCGCACGGAATACAATCATCTCTTCTAGGAAATGTTCGTTGTTTACGTAATGCTTTTCTTTTGTTTTCACGATAGTGGTAGTAATGCTCATGTTTCACCTCAGTTAGTTGACAAACACTTGACAATAAGGTATCATTGCTGTGTCCTGTTTGATAAAGACTTAATGTAATATATGATTGTTAGATGATGAAGACAATGCCTCTCTCATCTTCTCAATCTCTTCTTTGATATCATTAATTCTATTTTCTGATTCGACTTCATTGTCATCTTCAATTTCAGACTCATCATCAAATTCTGTATACGCTTGCCCATAAATTCTAATAACATCTGTAGTAGCCTCTGATACGGAAACAATAGTCTGTTTAAAGATTCTAGCAGGGATGCTAAAATTCATAAGTGGATCCCACTTCGTAAGAGATAAACTATACATGTGTTCGCCTTTAGGTAGAACAACAACTCTCATTGGTCGATGAACTTCAATAAAGCCTTTAGTTTCTTCAACGACATTTCCAACCAATGTATCGCCGTTAGACAATTTGAGTATCTTGCAAATCATTATTCTTCCTTTAAATTTAACGTGTAAATTTTATATTCAAACTTCTCATCATTATAAATTTTCATTCGTTCGATAAAATGTTCCAATGTAAAATTCTTCCTACTCTTATATGTCATGTCATCCGATATGTCATATAGAATGGCTTCTTTCTTGTTATCACCCAAACGCAATCCTCGACCAATAGACTGTAGTGTTCTAATCTTACTCTTGCTTGGTGAAGCAAAAATAACATTGTGCAGATTACGAATGTTAATGCCAGTAGAGAATGTTCCGTATGATGCTACGATAATTGCATTTTCTTCTTCTTCAGTAATTCTACGAACTTCTTCTCTTTCATCTACACCAACTGCACCATGAATGAAGAATACAGGTCTATTTTCTTCTACTGCGTCCTTAAGCATATTATACAATATTCTGCCGTGCTTGTCAACGAACTGATACAGTAGAAGAGTGTTACCTTCTAAACTCATAGTTAAATTTCTAATGAATCTATTACGTGACGGCTTACCTATAATATAATTTATCTCATCTTGATATTTAAAATTCTTACCCAACTTACAAGATTCTTCGTTGTGCTTAAGCACCAATGCTTTAATTCTAAACTTCGCTAATCGTCCAGAGTCAATCAATTCTTTTGTTGTTGTAATCTGTTTGACTTTACCGAACAAACCTTCTAAGACTAATCTGTGTGTCTGTGTGCCATCTAGCGTACCTGTCAGACCAAATCTATACTTGCATTCTGTTAGTTTTGTTAAGATAGATATCAGCGACTTTGCTTTAAACAAATGCGCTTCATCTCCAACAACTAATTCAAATTCTTCGAACCATTCTTTTGGCATCTTGTAAATTGACTGCCATGTAGATATGACAATGGGGCAATCAGTTTCTTTGCTTGCACCTGACATAATCTGGTGTATATATTTATCACTCTCGAATCCATAGTCTTCAAAGTCTTTATACAACTGTGCGACAAGTGAGATAGTGGGAACAATGATAAGAGTCTTGCAATTTAAATATCTCGCAATGAGATATATGATAAGAGACTTACCAGATGCCGTGGGTGATACTAGCAAGTTTCTTCTGCTACGTACTGCATGAATGAATGCATCTATTTGATAGTCTCTAACTTCAAATGGTACACCTAGAGTATCGATAAAATCTTTTGCTTCTGCTACAGAAAATTCATCATACGTTTCTACTGATTCATCAAATTCAATTACGTAGTCACGTTCTTTAGCAAACTTCTCTAAGTATGGAATCAAGCCATAATAGATTTGTCTGTTCTGAGAATTGAATAGACGTATTTTTCCATCCCACACTTTGTTTCTAAATGCAGGCATGAATTTGTAACCGGGAACGTAGAACGTGAAGTATTCATTCAACTCCATTGCATCGGAGTTCTCACACTTGATGTGTGCGTAGACTTCATCTACTTTTGAGATATAGAGTTTATTGTACACCTTGCGTAAACTTCTTCCATTCTATAGCGTTCTTAATCTGAAAATTGCGTTGGTTGATATTTTTAATAACCTCTTCCAAAAACGCTAACTTTTCTTTTTGATTGATTATGCGAACATTGTTGTGTATAATATCTTTGTCGGAGTCAAGATACATATCAACTTCATTTTTCATCAGACGCTTAACGAATGGCTCCCAATTGAGTTCGTCAAGTTCTTCTTGTGAAAGTTTTCCATTGTAATACTCATACTTCTTCAAAGATAAATCTTTGCTTTGAAACTCAAGTGCTTTGAGTTTGCGTCTTTCGTCAAAATAAATTTTGAGATATTTGCTGTGCAGTTCTGGTATCTTTAAAGATGCGATACCTAATTCTGTGGAGTCAACTGTAGCGTCTAGTCTCCACTCTTCCATCATCTGGTCTAACGTCATATTCAATCCTCATATCAAGTCAATCTAAACATAATAACACATTCCTAGGCAAATGTCAAATTCTTACTGCTTCATAGAAACCATAGTTAAACGTTGCTGTGGAAGTAACAAACTCTTGATTGTCTGTAGTGGTGAAAGACATTTCACCTAAATCGGTAGGATACACATCAAAGAAATTAAATTGAAAGTTTGGATTGTTTGCATTCGATTTTAAAATTAATGTTGCATCAGATGTTATGCTTGTAACAGAGCCTGGTTGTCCTGTTAAGTTTCCAATTTTATTGTATCCTTTTGGATTACCTAATTGAATAATCCAACTGTATAACTCATACCATGATTGCATGTCTTCATCTACAATGAATGACAATGAAAGTGTCCCAAATGTAATTTGATTTCCAGGAATACTAACAGCAGAGAATGGAGTATTAATTGAACTAGACTGAAGCGACATTCCAGGTAAGTTTACACCTTGCACAAAAAACGTGAAGTTAGGAATTCGTCCAAGAACAAACTCAAATTTGTTATTGGAAAGAAAACTTTTATTTGTTGGTACTGTTGATAGTGTCGCCATGTTATCTCCTATTGTCTTATATTTATACAGACAAAAAAAGAGGACCCTAAGGTCCTCTTCTTAACACCGA